AATGACCATGCAACTGGAAATACTACCATGTCCATCATACAGACAACCATGTACATCCAACCCATAGCTGGACGCCATTTCTTCTGCATCCAGTCTTCGTCTTTTTTAACTTCTGTTGTCATTTTAGTCTTTCTTAGGTGCTGAATCTAATGGTTTGATTTTCTTAGTAACATTAGTTTTTTCTTCAAGAATAGCAATGTGAAGTCTATTTTCTTGAATGGCATCTCTGTTGCGTTGAACCGCTTCTGTTAAATCTTGACGCAGTTTTTCACGAGCAAGTTCTGCACCAGTGTTTGATGCTTGTTTATTGTCGCTTGTTACTACTAGACTAACTTTTGCATTTAGTACAGTAACATCATGCTGTAGTGCACCTAATGCACTAATCAAATAACCTGTGCTACCAATCAATAGTGGTAGCAATGCAAATAATAACTTCTCAATGAATGCACCTTTTTGATCCTGTTTATTTTCTTCTGCCATTTTAAAACTCCATTTATTATAGTGTTATTGGAATCCATAACCACAATGCTTGTGACATCATTAATGCAGCGACAAGCCCTACTATTTTACTCGCAGAATATAATCTAGTGTTGACTGCTAAGATTGATGCTGTTAGTAAAACAATTGCAATTTGAAACAAAGAACCAGCATATGTATACCAAGGAGATCTTGCTTTAGCAACAGATCTCTCAGCTTCTAATGCTCTTGCCTTTGCCATTAGTTCTTTCTTACCTTCTTTTGGTTCATTCTCATATCGATCAATCTTTGCCTTTAGTTTGGCAATTTTTTCTTTATCACCACGAAACTGCGCATCATCTAAAGATTGTTCTGCCAATGTTTGTTTAATAGACTTTGCTTGATAGAAAGACCATGTATTGTTTGCTTCTATAGTATTGTTTAGAATTTTGCTAGAATTAGAACCACCAACCAAAGTGTTGATTGCCAGTAATGCTGCTAAAATACAGATAACAATACCTGCTTTGTCTTTAATTTGTGCTTCACGCTCTGAACGAGATAGCGGTTTTACTTGTGTTTGTTCCATCTTACCAATCCTTATAGTTACCTTTAGTTGTTTCTAATGATTTTAAGTTTGCTGGAATCATCGGTGAGAAGTTAATTCCAGTATATGCTTCGATGTCAGAGATTGACACGACATATTTTTCGATTTCTTTTGGATCCAACTTAGCATTTGGGAACATAAATGCAATCGCTGCATTACGTCTTGGATCAATAACAATCTTATAAATGAATGATGGAACTTTTGTGCCGTTACCCATCGTTGGAGAGTTAGCATCAAAAATTGTACCTGTAATAACATTTAAGTGACCATACTTGGATGCCCAGTATCTGGTGTTCTCTTCTAGGTACTTCCATATTCCACGATTGTTTCCTGGACTTTGTGGCATCATATTTGTTAGCAAAAAACTTTCACTCATCACATTCGCATCATACGTAAAGTTTGCTGCAGGTGCCATGTGACCACGATCCAATCCTGAACCGACATACTCTTTTAATGTTACACGGAATTGTGCTGGTATTTCTTGATCTTCACGGAAGTCGTCTTTACGAGAAACTGCCTTAGTCACTAGGAGTTCTGGTTTGATAACTTCAGCTACGAAATACGCAACTTTAGTCTGATAGTTGTAATTAACGGCATAACCAGTACGGCATAGATACTGGTTATTACCCTCAACTGCTATCTGTGGAGCACCCCAAACTACGTGTTGAGGGCAAGATGCATCAATCGGATTCGCTAATGATAGCGATGCGAATAATACTAAAAATATACCTATAAACTTCTTCATTTTCAACTCACTTATTGTTATTATTGTGAATTATTTAGCTAAAGGGTTATCTAAGGCTCTTTGAATCTTGCGATCTACTTCTTTTTCAAGAGTTTTAGCTGTAGATTCAGCTTCTTTTCTCACTGCTCTAACTTCTTGCTCAGTTTCTCGTTGGCTCTGTTTAGAACTACGCTCTACAGTTTCAACAACTCCCTCTAAACGACGGATATCGTTCTTTAAGTCGTTCTTGATATCACGAGTATAGTCGCTAGTCTTTTGACTGTTCTCTTCAATAACAGCTAGTTTCTTGTAGACTTCAGTTAAGTCTGGAGTCACATATTTTGCGATTTTCTCTTTCATGCTTTGATAGTCTTTGTAGACTTCAAAACACCCATAGAGTCCACCCAATGTAGAAGAAACAATAGTGAAGGCAATCATTAGTTTGGCTGGAGTGAACTCATATCCACCAATTGCTATGACTGTATCTTTACTAGCATATTTCTTTACACCTGCTTCTAATTCATCGATCTTTGCATCGACACTTTTAATTTCTTCTGTCATTTTATCTTCCTACGTAATGTTTAGGTTGTGCTTCTTGTCTTCTTTGTTTTTCGGTTTTAGGAAACCATTCATTTCCCAACTGTGGATATTTTTCTATCCTATCTTGTACTACAAACCATAAAATAATAAACGTGAAACCAATTATTGTCATAAAAATACCAAACCATCGAAAGAAAGTCATAACTTTCCTCATAAATCTGGCATGTTCAACATCATGTTTATGCTGTATTTCAATTTGTTTTTTCAATGCAACTGCTTGCCTTGCATTTAGTATTTTAGAAGTTTCTAAAACTTCTGTCCATAATGCACCAAGTTCTTTTGGACTTTGATAAATCATCAACTCACGTAACTCAACTTCCATCTGCTCAAGTTTCTTCTTCATTAACACTCGTTGAAGAGCACGAGCACCTACAGAAGAATCTCCAGTGTATAATTGATAAGATCTTCTTTCTTCCGCTTCAAATACTGCTATACATTTTGCTTGATTATCAAAGAAAGCACCAAGATGTTGACCAAGTTCAAAGTAAACATCACCTGAATCTTTCTTGTTTAATTCTTTTACTCTTGTTTTCTCTTCATTTAATTGTTTAACTGCAGCAGGTGGAGGTGTCTTTCCTTTTGCAGCATAAGCACCATGAAACTGTTCATCTAGATCTTTAAGTACATCTTTGATATCTCCAGCTGCACCTTTGATGTCTTTATAGAGTTTACACCCAGCCTTTATTGCAGATACTGCACCATTAGCAAGAGCAAATAGAGTTAATGGATCCATTATCTACCTTCATATTGCTTCTCCACCATCTCATTGTGAAGTCTATCAGTACCACCAAACATTCTCAGATTGGCACGATTATCAATTGTCTTTTGATTTCCATAAACTTGATATGGTTTATAGAATTGTTGTTGAACGATAAGTTGTTTACTATAAGCATCAAATCCAGGAGTGAATCCCATTGCTTGAATTACCACATTCTGAACTTGTTTCTGTGCTTCCAAGTCAGATGCTTTACCCATTTCACCAGCAAGGTTTTTACCTTTTTCTACGGCATCTGCTTTTGCTGCTGCTTCTCGTTTTGCTTGAATTTCTTGTCGGACAGTTGGTGCTGCTGGTTTATCAGATGACGCTTGAGCAGTATTAGTATTCGGTGGCGGAGAATTGCCTCCAGTGCCTTTCGGAGCATCATCTTTTTTGTCCTCTTGTTTGTCGTTACCACCCTTTGGTTCAGGTTTATCTCCACCCTTTGGTTCGTTCTGAGCCATCTGTTGTTGTGGAGGTGGTGGAGGTGGTGCTAACTGAACTGCAGCTGGTGCAGTATTGGTTGTTGATGCTTTAGCAGTAATTGCTTTATCCACATTGGTGTCACCAGTAGTTGACACACCAGTAGAAATAGAGCCATCAGTATTGATAGTTGTTGTGACAGTATTGACTGCTACTCTAGTAGTGGCTGGATCATTTGCTTTTACTGCAGCTGTATCTGATAAAGAACCATTAACTGCATTTGCCACAGTCGAGTCTGACGATATTGGTGTCAGATATTTAATAGCATATGCAGTATTATATCCTTCGCATAATCTACTATACAATGAATCTTTGATACACTGTTTGTTTAAGTATGCCTGTTCGTATCCTGGACATCTTGAATTATATGTCGCATCAATTGAACACTGTTGATTAAAATATGCTGTTTCGTACCCTGCGCAAGTAGTGCTATAAAGAGGATTAATTGAACACTGATATGTTAGATATGCAGAAGCATAACTTGGGCAAGACGGATCTGATAGTGGATTGGCAGTACACTGTTGAGTAAACATTGCTGCAGCATAACCTGGACATGCAGAATTATATGTCGGATTCGCTGCACACATTTGAGCCTGATATGCTGCTTGATAACCAGAACATGTTGTAGATGATAGTGGATTAACTACGCATGGGTCTGGTGTATATTTCCAGCTACTAAACTTATTGAAAACAGCACCAGTGCCATATACATTATCAACCAGAGCAAAGCCACCCATATCACCGAGCAATAATGAGTTATTAAAAACATGAGAATTTGTTATTGAACCAGATGAATTCTGTTCTTCATGGTAATGACTATTAGAATATAAAACACTTCCATCAATCTTTGTTACTGCAACACCCACAGCAATAGATGATGGAGACATCATAGAACATCCAAGTGTGCCATCTGCATTTGTCCCTGCAACTGAACACCATTGACCACCTAAAACATAATCATATCCATAATTCAAACCATGTATTTTTAAACCAGCACCAACTAAATCTAGTGCTTGATTGATGGCATAACTTTCGGCATACATTCTTCTACTGGTAAGAATATCGTTGAATCCAGCACAAGATGATGAGTATGCTGGATTGCTCATACATGGATCAGTTGTATAGTTTAAAGTTAGAGATGGATCACGAACTCTTGGACCATAATAACCTGCCCAGAATCTACTATCCTTACCAGTGAATGATAATGCAATTGAATCTGCAGCAAGCAAAGCGTGTTCACTTACAAATGTTTCTGTTCCCGTCTTTAACTCAAATCCCTGAGTGGGAGCATTATAATTGTAAGTGTAGGATTGAAGGGCATTACCACCTCTCAACAACTCAACTTTGCCACTTAATGTTCCTGACTGTTGACCAGAGTTATCAATTTGCCATGAATAATTATATCCATTAATTTTAATACCAGAGTTTGATAAATCTAACGCATGTTGAATGGCAAATGCTTCAGCAGTTATATTTTGAGTTGCTGTTTTACTTGTATATCCAAAGATTAGTGTATTTGTTGCAGCGTTGAATGCGGGTCCACTACCACCACCACTTAATCCACCAGCAGAACCAGCAACAGAACCAGTCCATGCACCAACAGTTGGTGTTAGGATATTCTGAGATACGATTGGAGTTTGTGCTTGTGCTGAACAATGACCAAGTATCATTGCCAATATAAAGACAACAAAAACAATAACTAACCTAATCATTGGTTAGTCCTTGCTCTTAACTTTCTGTGGCTGTCTAGATGGATCAGTTTCCCAGATTGTTTTAGCAGATTCACCGATTTTACCATCTACTGGACATGGTGTACCAGCATTCATCATTGCTGAGAATACTCGTTCATCTTGACACATAATGGCAACTGCAGCAACTTTCATACCCATATCGTAGATACCACGAGCAAGTTTTAATCGTTCGCAGTTTTTATCAATCATGGTAGAACCAAAGCTGATACCGAGAATTTGTGTTTGTGCTGCACCAGATACACCTACTGCGCAAACATCGGAGTTGATAACTGTAACTGCTGGGGCAACCGCAGTTGGTGGAGGGGATTTTACTGTTGTAGTGCTAGTAGAGGTTGAATCAGTCGTACTTCTACTTGTCGAGTCGGTTACAATGGGATCTGCCATTGTAAGTGATGTAGCCATGATAAAAAGCACCGCTGTAGCGATCTTTTTGATCATTTTGAAACCTTTTTATTATTGTAGTTATAAGAGATTCATTAAAAACGGAAAACTCACATCTAAATTTATTTAGGAGTAGTCGGTTATCCGACTACTTCTTTTCTTGCAAGTTTTCAACATCTTTTTCTATGGCTGATTTTTCGCTAGGGGATGAAAACACACTCTGGACTCTGTTCAAGAATGATTGTGCTTTAGGTGGTTTTGCACCAGTTTCTTCCATATATCGACCAACTTGTTTTCGATTGTATAACTCTGGTTCCCAATCTTTTGTTGGTTCGTCAACTTCTATTTCTGGAATTTCGGATTCAAGTAACTCATTTACTTCTTTTTTGATTTCTTCTGGAACAACAGTTGTTTCTAATTCTTCAACAACTGGTTTAACTTGTTCTTTTGACAAATGTTCTGTCAGATAATCAAACACAGAAGTATTAGTAGGTATATCGGTTTGAACTTCTACTTCTTTAGTTTTTTCTGGAAAATCTTCAACAGGTGGTATTTGAAAGAAATCATTCCATCTTCTTCCACCAGTATGTTTAAGATTCCAGTTAGCTGCAATTAACAAAAGAACTGCCAGTGGATCAAATACAATAACAATGAGTATGGTGACTATGCGAACTGCTTTCTCAAGCATAGTGACATCAGTTGCGCTTTCGTCACCATATATCAATGCAGCAATGTACTTGATTGGTCCTACTTCTGCTTCGACTTTACGGACTTCGCTGGCGATTGGCGCACGCTCTTCGTTGTACTTGGCGATCTTGGTTTGCGCTGCACCGATTTCGTTGAGGATTCTGTTACGATCTTTTTGCTGTCCTCTACGGATGGAGATGGCTCTGTCTGTTCCACTGGCTTCGGTAGTTCTTGCGATGGTTTGATCAACTTGAGCATCGAGTTGAGTAAGTTCTTTACGATTTGCATTGATATTTTCCTTTTCTGTTTTAATCTTCTCATCAATTAATGCCAACTTAGATTGAACATCTCCCGAAGGAATTGCTTGATCCAAATGTGCCTTTGATAAAAATCCGAAAATGCCCATAGAGGTTAATAACATTAACACTATCAAGGCAACTACAAAGTATGACTTCATCAATTTTGGAATTTCTTTCCAATTTCGATAGAGCCAAGATGCAACTACGAGTTTCGATGCTTCAAGCAAAGAACCCATAAGAGCAATCGGTACAACAGCTGCAGCAAAAATTGCGATAAGACCCATCACTGCGTAATATGCAGCTAGAGCCGACAAAGAAAGTGCAACTGTAAAAAGTAAATATGTCATAGTTTGTTTTTAATATGAGAGCCATGGACTCGGACAGAAATCTGCCCATTGTAGTAGTCGTCTGACTCCAACACCTTTCGTGCAAACTGTTCTCGTGCTTCTATGTAAGAACATTCAGCTTTGGATTTACAAAAGAAAAGAATCTCACGAAGGAAGTTGTCCTTTCCGAGAGACTCTACATCTTTATTTAGTTCTATACTCGAACCATAGTACTCCATCCAATCAGAGTTTATTTTGCTACGGATCTTTTTGCGTTTCTTAGTTCCGTTTTTCTGTTTCACCATCTTGTATGTAGTCTTGGCAAACTTGGATAACTTCTTACCAACATACATACGACTACTGGCTTTGTTCGTAATTAAATAAACAAAGCCAACACAATCATCAGGTAGTTCCTCAATAATTTCGTTATTATAAAGCCACATTAGAATAATCAGTAGTATAAACTACTATTTATTCTTCCTCGTCGTAGTCGTCTTCTTCGTAAATATCGGCAGAACAAATAGGGCAGTAAACGATGTCTTCCAATCGTTCTTCTGACTTGAGTATAATCTTACCTCTTGCCTGACATTCATTACATTCAAAAATCTTAGTTGTCATTGTTTAGTCTCGGCTAGTTTTAGTTTTTGTAGTACTTTGAACCACATCCATCCAATATCAAATTCAAACCATTTTCTACTTAATTTAGGGTTTGCTGGTTCAGCGTGGTGATTGTTGTGTAGTTCTTCACCACCAATAATGATACCAAATATTGATATGTTTTTTGAACGATCTTTGGTGTCAGTGTTTCGATAACCAAACCAATGACCAACACCATTGACTATACCTGCTGCCCAAAATGGAATCCATATCATTTGAATGCCCCATAGGAGCAGACCAATCCAACCAAACAAAATAATATTGATGGCTAACATAAGCATGATACCTGCTCTGCTATGTTTAGAGTAGATGTTATTTTCCATCCAATCATCTGGAGTTCCAACTCCATATTGATCAATCATCGCTTTATTTTTACTGGCTTCATGGTAAAGTAAAGCACCACCGAACACCACTCTCCAAATACCATACACATGAGGTGAATGCGGATCACCTTCTTTATCAGAGTTCTGATGATGTTTACGATGGATGGCTACCCACTGTTTAGTTACCATGCCAGTAGTGAGCCACAACCAGAAACGCATGAAGTGTGCGACAGCTGGATGAAAGGTTATTCCTCTATGTGTCTGTCCTCTATGAAGATATAGAGTGACGCACACAATGGTAATGTGCGTCATAACCAACAGATAGATTAACTCTATCATGCTGCCTTACCCCAAACATCACCCCATGTGCCAGACAATGCACCCTTTGCGTAGTCAGTGACACGATTCTCAAAGAAGTTTCCATGTACTGGTGCATTGATCATTTCTTCAACCCATGGTAATGGATTCTTTTTAACTTTAAAGATACCTTTCATACCAAGAGAGATTAGGCGACGATCTGCAATGTATCGAATATATTTCTTAACATCTTCTGCAGATAGTTCACGCATGTCTGCACCTTGATAGCAAAGATCAATAAACTTATCTTCCAGTTGTACCATCTTTTCAGCAATTGTATATATCTTACCCTTTAGTTCGTCATTCCAGATCTCAGGATTCTCTTTGATATACTCACGGAACAATTTAATCATTGACTCAGCATGGATTGTTTCATCGGCAATAGACCAAGTAACAATTTGACCCATACCTTTCATAAGACCATGACGAGGAAAATTAAGAAGCATAATAAAAGAACTGAAAAGCTGCATACCCTCAGTAAAAGCACTAAACACAGCAATATGCTCAGCAGTGCTAGCCACAGTCCCATTCCTACTAGAAATATCCAGAACGTAGTCATGTTTATCTTTCATCTCTTGGTATTCAAGAAACTCATTATAGGTAGACTCAGGCATTCCGAGAGTTTCAATCAGATGCGAGTATGCAGCAATGTGTAATGCTTCACGTGCTGCAAAACCCATGAGCATCATTCGTATTTCTGGCTGCGGAAAGTGAGGTAAGTAATTATTAACATAGCCACCTGCAACATCAATATCTCCTTGAGTGAAGAAACGAAAGATATTAGTGAGGAATTGTTTTTCTTCATTTGTTAGTTTCTTTTTCCAATCTTTAACATCTTCTGCCATTGGTACTTCTGAATGTAACCAATGTGCCTGTTCATGTTTTAACCAAGCATCATATGCCCATGGATAGTTGAATGGTTTAAATGAATCTCTTGTATCTGTTAGTCTTGTTTTTGTTTTAGTTATCATTTTATCCCTCGCAAGCCAAACATTCGTTACCTTCGGCTAGGTCGTGTAAGTTAATTTCTTTAATAATGTCTCGTTCAATTCGTTTTGAGACTTTGTCTGCTTTGGCAATCTTATCACTACGACAGTAGTACATAGTCTTCAATCCAGACTTCCATGCTTGAAAGTGAACAGCATGAATATACTTGATGTGACTATCTGGTCTAAAGAATACATTTAACGATTGTGCTTGATCGATATATTGTTGCCTGTCGGAAGCGTGTTGAATGACCCAACGCTGGTCAATTTCCATAGAAGTCTTGAAGACATCTTTCTCCCAGTCTCCCAACCAATCCAAGTGCTGAACTGAACCATCATTCGCAATAATCGAACTCCATATTTCTTGCGCATCTGCTTTAGGGTTTGATATAACATAATCAGTAACGACCTTATCAAGATACTTATTTTTATTTAAGTGAGAACCCGATAGAGTGTCTTGGCGATAAGCATTGGCACGATAAGGTTCAATACTAGGACTAGTGTTGCCCATAAGAATGGAAGAAGAAGCATTGGGAGCAATAGCCATAAGATGACTAAACCTATTCCCAGTACCCACTGCATCAGGTGCTTCACCTCTCTCCAATCCCAATTCTTTATTAGCGACATCTAATTTCTCTCTTATATTTTTAAAGATGTTTTTGTTTCTACCAACTGCCAATGATGATTCCCAAGGAAGATTATTCTTCTGTAGGTATGCATGCCATCCTAACGCACCAATACCAATACTTCTTTCACGAATTGCTGAGTATTTTGCACGCTTAATTGAAAGTGGAGCATGATCAATAAAATACTGCAGAACATTGTCAAGCATTTCAGCAATGTCACGAAGGAATTGTGTATCGTCTTTCCAATCATCATAATACTCTAAGTTTAGTGATGACAAACAACATACTGCTGTTCGTTTCTCATTTGTTGGTAGAATAATTTCAGAGCAAAGATTTGATTGATTGATCCTTAGTCCAAGATCTTTCAAGTGTTGTGGCATCTGACGATTTGATTCATCAATGAAGTGCAGGTATGGTTCACCAGTCATCATACGCATCTCAAGGATTCGTTGCCATAATTCTTTTGCTGAAACAGTTTCACGAATCTCATTAGAAGCAGGATCGACTAATTTCCAAGAGTCGTCAAACTCTGGATCAATCATACTTTGTTCAATGATTTCCATGAACGCATCTGGAATGTTAATCCCGTGATGCATATTCAGAGTACGCATGTTTTGATCGCCTGTCGGCTTGCGCATCTCTAAGAAATTAATAATATCTGGATGGCTGATATCGAGATAAGCAGCATAACTGCCACGACGAGTGCGACCTTGGCGATATGCCAAACTTGACGCATCGTACATTTTAAGGTGAGGCATAACACCAGTGCTCTTATCATCCGCAGAACGAATACCAAAACCAATCCCCACACCGCCACCAAGCATAGAAAGCCAATTAGTTTCACTAAGATTATCAACTAAACCCTCCGCTGTATCTTCAATATAATTAAGGAAACATGATATAGGAAGACCACGCTTACTACGACCAAAAGAAAGAATGGGAGTAGAATAAGAGAGCCAATGCTTACTGCTGTATT